ATTTTAACTGTGGAATCTAAGTTATTTTTTGTAATGTTTACTGTTGACATGATAGTATTTAACCTTATTCAGCACTAGGCCAAAAATCATCGACCAATAGTTTTTCCGTTACTAGAAATGATACTACTAGATCTTACTGTGGAATCATTAGTAGCTGTAGAAGTTAGTTTATTTGTTTTGCTATTAGATGTTGGTGGAGTTGAGAAGTTAAAAGCACCTGAGGCCACTGTTGGTAACCCTTCACGTATTACTACTCCTAATACTTCTTCTTTAATACCTTCTGTACTTACATCACCCTTGTTGAAAATATCATACACACGACCAATTTTTTTACCAGCACCTAATACATCACCTGTTGCTAAATCTTCAAAAACACCTACGCCTGCATCTAACAATCCACCTTGTCCTAATATAGATGAGTTAGAGCCTGCTTGGCTTAATGAACTAGGTTCTTTGTCATAATGAGCTGGATCTGTAAATCCTGGAATTGGAGCACCTGTTTGACCATTAAGAGCACCAGCACCATATTTTACAGTTTCATACTTTATAGTCATTGAGTTTGCCATTGGTTCGCCACCCTGACTATAATCATATTGGTCATGACGCATTTCTGTAATTTGTGGATTGATTAATGTATACGAAACAAAATCATGTTGGTTAAATCCGTATATTGTAATATCTTTAAAGAATTGAGGTTTGTTGCCAGTTCCTGTATTATCTTCTGCTGAATATCCCCAATCGCTACCTGCTCTAGTCTGACTATAAACATCTCTAGTATTATAATCACTTCTTCCAACTGGAGCATTGTTTACACCGTTAGCATTTCCTTGAACTGTTCCGTAAGGCTGACTTGGATCTTTATAATAATAACTAAAATATTTAAACCATAAACTACGAACAAGATCAGCACCGTCATCATGAAACTCTACCGTTACTGGTTCATAATTAATTTTTGAATGTACTAGTCGTTTTCTATTATATTGATTAAATTCATCTACGTCTAATGCGTAGTTTGGAAGTGTTATGTTTTTAACTAACACACTGAGCTGACTTTGCTCCTCTGGACCAAATGCTGTTTTAAGACCAGGTAGCTCCGTAACATTTAAGTTGAAATGCACATGGAATAAAAACTTAAATCGTGGAGCTAGTTCATAGCCAGCAGATCTAAATGTTTTGCTGGCATGCCTATAGTCTTTTAGATAATCGCTACCGAGAAAGCCCTTTAAGACGTCCCCAAATATTCCGGCCATCTAAATTATCCTGTTACTACTGTGCCTAATGTCCTACCTACTGCTGAACCCACACCGCTACCAATTGGAGTTTGGATAGCATTATCAAATCTAATAGTCATTGATAGTGTTACAGGAGCACTTTCACCGTATGATAAATCATTATAGTTAACTGCTGTTAAGTAGCAACCATATAATTCCCATGTTTCTAACACGTTTGGTTCGTTAGCACCGTTACCACCGTCTAATACTTCGCAACGTGTAATAAATTTATAGTCAATACCTGCTGAAGCAGATGATTGTTCCATAAAGTCTAATTGTTTCTGTAGTTGTTCGCCAACTAGTTTAGCAACAGAACCTGACGCATCGTCACGTAATTCAACTGCTGTAGTTTCCCAAGTATGTTTACCTGCTAGATACATACGTGAGTTATATAACTCAATCGGCATTTCTTCAAATGATAATGAAGGTCTAGCAAATGAAATAACTTGTTTAGTTAATTCTGTTCTTGGTGTACTTGCACCAAAGTTTTCAAATACCGTTCTAAAACGATACTTTAATTTAGGCATTAACAGTCCTTGGTTAGATGCACTTTGATCTGACGCTAAAGGAACTGACATCCTAGTTAATGATGAAACAGCCATGTGTATTTCTCCTTGTTAAATATCTTTCTACTACTATTTATCAATATAAAGTCGCAAAAAATGGCTCCGAAGAACCATTAAGTGCGTATATTATTCTATACTATAATACTATAAATTACCTGCTTCAATATCACCTGTGTTTTTAATTCTCAGTGGAATGTAAATAAATTCTACTGATTTTGTAGGTTCAATTGCAATATCAACATATAGCTCGTTACGATCAATACGTTCTGCTGTATTGTTTGTATCATCACACACAACTAGATAGTCATAAACACCACGTTTAGCAGTAATATCGTTTAATAACTGCTCACATGCGTTTTTAACTTCGTTTCTAGTAACTGTATCATTTGGTTCAAAGATATATGATTTTCCTAACACTTCTAATCTATCACGAACATATGCAACTAGTCTTGCTACGTTTATTCTATCAAGACTTGATGGAGTTGAAGCAACTGTTTTGTTACCGTAGTTCTGTAAACCTGAACCTGGTACAAACGTAAGTGGATTAACTTTATTTTCATACAGTGTGTCGCGTAGTGCTTGTCTAACTGAAATTTGTTGGAATTCACCTGTTTGTGAATTAACATAACCTAAAGCTTCAGCGTTGTCAATAGTTCCACGTAGTCCACCTGCTGGTGCTAACCACGGATAACCAATTTCATCTGACTTAACTAATGTTCTTAACATCGCATGTGATGCTGGAGCAACAACTTTATTACCTGCTAAGTCGTTTGTTCTAACATTTGGATAAAACACTGCTACGTATGGATCTGCTGTTGATAATCCATCTTCGCTGTCTACACCTGCGCCATTAGCATCAGTTGCCCAATTAACAACATCAGTTGCATTATCTGATAACCTAAATGGTGTATCACCAACAACAAAACCAGTATTGTTTCTATCGTTGTTTAGAGCAACTAGGTTATCAATAAGTTCTGGATAGCCCGGAGCCGCTAATAAGTTAAATTGTTTTTGTTCTTCACGGATTGATGTGTTAGCATCAATACCTGCTTCTAGTGCCGCAACTATAATTTTACGAACTGCTTTACGTCCCATGTAAGGTGAACCGTCTGCTTTATTACCGCTTGTATTTACCCACGCATCTTTTTGTGTTGGTAAAACGTCAGTTGGGAATGTAGTTGAATTAAAGTAATTAACTTTAAATTGTTTAACTGTGTTACCTGAACGTCTTGTGTTAAACAATAATGTACCTTCTGGATATAATGTTGCTGTTGGTGCATCAATGTCTACGTAAGTGCTAGTTAATAGTGATAAAATTGTTGGAACATCGTCTGTAACTGGATCTACTGTTCCTGCTGTTCCCCAACGTGCATCCGCAAATAAAACACCGCTTTGTGTAGTTTGATCACTGTTGTCTAAAGCTACCCATTGGTCTACACTATCTGCTACTTCCCATCTGTAAATTTTAGGATAGTTATCTAGATCTGCTGTTGAAATCCATAAATCTCCGTACACCAATGCTGAAGCATCTGATTGTGTAGTAGGAGCAGTTGCTGATACTATTGGCCCAGCTGGAGAGCATTGTGAAAGATCAAATCCTCTAGCATCATTACTAACTGCTTGATATCCTTTCCAAGCACCACCGTCTTGAATTAATATATCAACTTCATCTGTTGCTGAATGATACCAATATGTATCATTTGCTGGATCCTGTGTAGGAGCAGTCAGTGATGCTGTGTATGTTAATGGAACATAGTTAGAAACAATAACATCGCTGTTGTTACCTGCTTTAACATTGTCTAACGCTGATGTAATACCTGCGTCTACTAACGGAGTACCTGTTGAATCTTTTAATACAATAACGCCACCTTGTGAGTGTGAAATTCTTACAGCACCGCCTACAACGCTAGCAACAGTGTTAGCAACATTTGCCGCATTGAATGCCGAAACAAAGTCTGCCGCTGTTGTACCGCTTATCGTAGCAGTTACCGCTGTAGTCATTGCTGTTGAGTTTTTAACACTTGCTGAAATAGTAAACTGATCACTAGTTGTTAGTGTTGGTGCTGTGTTCGTTGATGTCGCTGTTGTAGCACCTGTAGTGTATCTTTTAAATACTTTATATGTTGCGTTATCTGCTTCTGTTGAATCATATTGAACATATAATGTGTTAGCCGCAACATTTATGCCGCCGCCTGCTGGGTCAATATTTTTAAGTGCTGTTTGATCATTTTCATATAATGGAGCACTTACTGTTGACCATAACTCTGTAGTTGAATTATAATTCTTAACAGTTATATCAGCACCGTTGTTTACTGCTGTAGTCTTAATCCATACAGAACCTGTAGGACGAGGAGCAGTGTCTGTTGACTTCCAACGTGGATTTGAATAATGTTGTGACTGTTGTAGTCTTGGATAGTAATATGTATTTGCTGTTAAGCCAGCATCTGTTAAGATTGTACCTGAACCGTTAGCTAATAGTAATGCGCCTTCTAAAGAAGATCCATCTGATGAAACTGCACTATCTGCGTAAATTTCAATCTTGTTGTTTACTACCGCGGCAGTTACACCTGCGATAGAAGCTGAGTTAATTGCATTTGCTAATGTAGTTGCTGTTGTTCCACCGTTAGTAACTGTTGTACCGTTAATAACAATACTATGTCCTATTGTTAATAATGGGCTAGTAACTGTACCTTGTACAGTAGGCCAGCTGTTGTGCCACTCGTCTGATCCAACTAATACCCAAGCATTTGATCTATTTTTATAGTATACAGGATTAGCGGCATTAGTTGCCACTACTGCATAATCTCCAATAGCACCAATTGATGCTTTTGGTATTCCACCGTCTAAATCATCTGTTGATGTTATAACTGTTGGAACTTCATTATTAAATGAACTAGTAGTTGAGGTCCATTCGTGTATTCCCCATTGTGTCTCTGTTGTATCTAACCAATATGAATTATTATCACTAGCACCCAATGGTCTAGTTAAGCTTGCCGCTAATTGATTAGTGTCAACATTTACACGTTGAACGTATGCTCTATTACTAATACCTAAAACTGAGTATGCCGCTAGCAAACCATATTCATTTAGTTCATAAGCGTTAATTGGTGTACCACTTGATGTATTATAAAAAGTTGGATTACCATATGTGGTTACTAACTCTCTCTGACTAGTAATTAAATTAATCTTGTTAGCATTGGCTAATGTTGTGCCTGATGCTGTTGCTGTTGATGTACCGCTTGTTTTATCTTGTGCCGTTGCAATCAAGATATACGGAACTGAATTTGTTGGTGCTGGTAAGTATTGACTTTGATCAACTATACTTACCTCAACTCCTGGGGAAACTAATGCCATTTTCTTATCCTCTTATTTAATGGTAACTCTTTACCTTTTACTTCATTACGAATATTTATAAGAATCTACAGTAAATGGTGGTTTTAAAAAGCCTTTATAAAGGTCTGTATATTATAAATAATAGCATGAAACGTCCTATTTGTAGTGCCTGTAACTATAACCCTTGTGCAATTAACTATAAACGCAATGAAAAGACCTATTTTCGTAGTAGATGTTTAAGTTGTATTAATAGAGGGAGAAAGAAAAAACCTCCCACACCTAGATGGTTAAGCAAAGGTTATAATAAAAAAAGAACCTGTGATATTTGTGGGTTCCAATGTAAGCACGGTAGTCAGATTAGGGTTCATCATATAGATGGAAATTTAAGTAATGCTGAATTATTAAATCTAAGATCAGTTTGCTTGAACTGTAGCGATTTAATTCAGAAGCAGGATTCTTCTTGGAAACCTGGAGATATTAGTCCTGATGTATAATATAGTTAGATAGTAAAGATTCTATTTGTTCATACAACTTATCCATAGAACTATTATTATCTAATGTATGATCAAACTTAGTACCAATCCAATCATACTCACTTCGATGTATACCTGAGTCTTCTAAACTGCCGCCACCTATAGCAATTTGATACCAGTCTGGTTTTTCAAATCTAGTAACTTCTACACAGACTGCACCTAAGTTTCTTAACATGGCTACTTCATTTTTAAATCTAACATCTGAAATAACAATGTTATCATCTGCTTTTCTAAGTTTGTTTTCTAAGCTAGCTATCCACATATCATCGTGAAAATTACTTCTGATAACATCAGTACCAACATATTGTAGGATCCAACGAGGAGTAAGCTGTGGCATATCTAAACGTTTAGCCCACCATTCATCTACTTGTTCTCTCCACTCTCTGCTTGACTTTGAGCGTCCTTCTAACATTTCTCTATCCCAACCAAACATAGCACTTATGCCATCTTTAAGATTACCAGCAAAACTTTCTCTTCTAAAGCCATGATTGTTTACAAGATAGTCTGCTACTGTATCTTTGCCGTTTCCTGCTACGCCGCTGAGTGCTATTATCATTTGAGGTTGGTTATCCCTAGATGTTTAAGACAGTCTTGTAACATTGTGATTTGACGTTTACAATCATCTAACGCATGATGACTAGCTGACTTGGGTTGAGGTAAGTCTGGCCAAAGAGCATAAACAGTTCTGGCGTCACGCACACTCCAGAACTTCCAAGGTAGATTAATGCCGTGTTCTTTAAAAGCGTGTTCTAATATATTCATATCAAAGCAAATACCATTGGCCCATATACGATCACTTTGCCATATCAGTTTACCAAGTTCTTCTAAGCAGTCGTGTAAGTCTCTTCTGCCTACTTCTTCAAATATCTCTTTACGTGCTTCGGGAACTTGTGTTGCCCACCAAGCAATAGTGTTGTCATCTATCTCTCTGTTGGGTTGGCTTTCAGGACTTACTCTAGCATAGAAATGCTTTTCAGGCCAGCCTGTTGAACAGGGATCAAAGACCTGTGCCGCTATAGTCATAATAGTAGCGTCAGGGCCTGTAGCAA